TGGTCGACTGGGATGGTGAGGTTGAGAATCACGAGATATACACCAGTGATTCTTTCAAGGACGCGCCAGAGCTACGCACTGCACACGGTGGTGGAGGTACCGACCCTACGTGCGTCTCTGACTACTTGAGTAAGAACAGCATCAAGCCAGACTGTGTGGTGGTATTGACTGATGGTGAAATCGGTTCGTGGGGTAACTGGACTAGTCCGGTGCTCTGGGCAATCGCAAACAACAGAAACATAACCGCCCCTGTGGGCAAAACAATCAACATTGAATAATCAATGTTCAACGGAGAAAGAGAATGAGCATAGCAAACAGTGCAGTATTGGTACGTCTAAACATTAGCGTGTGGGGTGCAAGCAAGCGCAACAAAGACCTAGAGAGTGAGGTCGCTGCGGGTAAGAACGCAGACCCAAGGGCGATGCGTATGTACGACAACCTAATGGTTGGTTCAACCGGCCACAAGGATATACAGAAACATGCAGCCCAAGCGCGTCTCTGGCACAACACCATGACGCTACCGTGGGATGAGCGCGGGTATAGGCTTTGTCCTACTAGTCTATTCCTAGACTACAAATCGCAGCACAATCTGAAGCAGACCATGTTCGCTGACATGATTAGTAAGTTTGAGCAGAAGTACGAGAGTTACCGTGAGACTGCCAAGCACTACCGTGGTGACATATTCAGTGAAGCTGACTACCCACCAGTGCATGAGGTGATGGATAAGTTTGCATGGAACTTTGTTGTTGCTCCTGTACCTGAGTCTGGTCACCTGTGTATCGACTTACCCGCGCAGGAGATGGAAGAACTCAAGGCGACGTGCGATCAGGAAGTTGAACGTAAGGTAATGGAAGCCGCCAAGGAAAATGACAAGCGGTTACTCAAGGAGCTGCAAGCGATAAGTGCGAAGTGCACGGATACTGGGGACGAGGAGGAAGATGACAAGAAGAGATGGCATGAGACTTTTGTATCTAATCCCTTGGGCTTGTGTCGCATGCTTAAGCACATGAACCTGACCAATGACCCCAAGATAGAAGAAGCACGTCAACGGCTTGAAGATATCATGGCAGGTAAAACAAAAGAGATGTTCAAGGATTCCCCAACTGTCCGTGAGGAAGTGAAGGAAGAAGTGGACTCAATTATTAATTCATACGACTGGTAGGAGAAAGAGAATGATTTCAGAAGTATTTACTAGAGATAGCTACGTAATAGCAAACGCTAAAGATGACATCAAGAACGGTGATGCGGGCATGTTTTCAAACATGCCGAGGAATGTTTATCACAACCGAAACGGTACTGGACCCTTGGAGCAGAAGAATCATTTGGATATTGCCCCCGCTTTGCTATCGCATCTTGGGCATCGTTACCCGGACTACTCGTTCTACGTTAAAACTAGCACCAGATACAAAGAAAACGAGAAAAACGAGGAGTACATGACCATGCGCGACATATATGTGCTTGATGGTGACGAGCCTGTTGGTCATATCAGCAGAGGGGAGGCTTACTCTAACAATGCAGATGGGTTGGAGTTTAAAAACAACCGCATCAACCAAGACTTGAAACGTGGGAGTGCAAAGAAGACAGCGAAGCTCAGTACAGCAAAGTCTTTGTTCGCCCAATACTTCTATGGCATGACCATACGTGAGCATATGGAAGCAATGGCGTCCAGCGTAAGGTACGAAGTAAATAACAGCTCGTATCAGTTACGCAGAGAGCATGATACTGCACGCAGCAAACTTACTGACTACATCAAGACAGAGGTTGCACGCGCTAATGAAACGGTACTCAAGTTTCTTAAAGACATGGGTAAGACCGATCTTATCGATGCTTTTCATCACACACAAAACGAGTTGCAGGTAGTAAAAAATATCGAAAGCGTAGTCGATAAAAGAAACGGCTACTATGTTTTGCTGAAAGAAGATGAGTATTTCAAGTGGCACCAAGGTGAGTCAACACCAAAGCGGTTCAAGCGCGACGAGATGCCGAGCGACATGCGGATGGCGTTGGGTCTGTTGAAGATTGCTGACAAGAATACATTTGTGGACGGGGCTGGTTTCAAACTGGCAGATGATAAATTCTTTATTCGTAACGAGGTGCAACTTGATTTTGACAGCTAACAGAATACGCCGACGTGGTAAGCAGAAAGAGCCTACTCTGACACTAGTAAGTTTGCGTCTACCACAATACGTGGTAGACCATTTCAAAGCTGACCCTAACTATACTCAAGAAATACGAAGGGTCTTAACCGAGTATGTAAACAACATTGAATATTCAATGTTGGAGGAGAACGAGAGTGACAGGTGAATCCTTTTACCTAGACATTGACGGGGAGACGTGGCAGTACATGCTTGTCACCGATCCAGAAGCTGCATTGTACTGGCAGCCATCGAGTTACAAACTAAGGCTTAGTGATATTAAAGTAGTATCAAAATGTTCGCCCGAGGATCGCAAGAGACTACGGCGTGAGATACTGAAAGATATAGAGGAGAATGATGATGAGTGATTTCGATTACAACGAGTGGACAACGGAAGAATTGCAAAGTTTGTTCGACGAAATAGTACCTATTCTTGAAGAGAGGTACGCAAGCGACGTTAAGATTCCTTGGTTCTTACGTAAGGAGAATGAATAAACTAACATTGAATATTCAATGTTGCTAACGCCCCGCCTAGTGCGGGGTTTTTTGTGCCTTTACAAAGTCAAGTCTTTACGCTATTCTTTCTGAATGGCGCTTACTCCCGAAAAGAAAGTTAAGAACAAAGTCGTGAAACTACTCAAGGATCACGGCGCTTACTACTTCTTTCCCGCCAGCTACGGAATGGGTCGTAGTGGGGTGCCAGATGTAGTTTGTTGTTACCACGGTAAATTTATCGGCATAGAATGTAAGGCCGGTGACAACAAAGCAACTGCGCTACAACTTAAAGAGCTTGCTGCTATCAGAGAAGCAGAAGGCGTAACCTTTATCATTAACGAAGAGAACGTAGGGGTACTCGACGAGTATCTAAAAAATAATGGAAATGCTGACGATAGACTTCGAGACGTACTACGCTAAGGACTACGGCCTCAACAAGCTCACCACTGAAGAGTACATCCGCGATCCTCGCTTCGAGGTTATCGGTGTGGCTGTCAAAGTCTGGTCGAGCGATGATAGTAACCAAGCTTCGGTCCCACTTTGGTTTTCCGGTAGCAAAAAACAAATAGCAAAATTCCTATCCCAGTTTGATTGGGACAACTCCATTGCTCTTGCACACAACGCTATGTTTGACATGGCGATCCTCAATTGGCACTTCGACATACGACCTAAAAAGATTGCTGATACGCTAGCAATGGCACGGGCTATCCACTCCATTGAAGTTGGTGGGAGTCTGGCTGCATTGTCCGAATACTACGAACTGGGTAAAAAAGGCACCGAGGTGCACAGTGCTATTGGAAAGAAGCGGCTGGACTTCACAACAGAAGAACTTAAAGCCTACGGTGGCTACTGCGTACAGGACGTAGAACTTACCTTTAAGTTATTCAACGTGCTGAAGAAAGATTTCCCGAACTTTGAGCTGGCCTTGATAGACCTGACAATCCGTATGTTTAGTGAGCCGAAGCTATGCCTAGACTTAGGTGTACTCAACGCGCACCTTGAGGATGTTGTAGGTAAGAAAGAAGCCCTAATGGCGAAGGTCAAACACGACAAGAAACAACTCACAAGTAATCCACAATTTGCCGAGTTACTGCGGGAATATGGCATCGAGCCTCCTACTAAAATAAGCCCCAGAACGGGCAACGAGACCTACGCATTTGCCAAAAGTGATGAAGGTCTTAAAAAACTCCAAGAACACGAGAACCCAGAGGTTCAAGCCATTGTGGCTGCTAGACTAGGAGTAAGGTCTACCATCGAGGAGACACGCACCCAGAGGTTCATTGACATAGCTGGTAGGGGTACACTACCTATCCCGTTACGTTATTACGCGGCCCACACAGGGCGCTGGGGAGGTGACGACAAGATAAATATGCAGAACCTACCCCGTGGATCGCAGCTCAAGAAGGCTATGTGCGCCCCTGCTGGGTACAAGTTTGTGGACTGTGACCTGTCTCAGATAGAAGCACGGACACTAGCGTGGCTGGCCGAGGAGGACGACCTAGTTGAGGCGTTCGACAGAGGGGACGACGTATACAAGATAATGGCCTCTGCTATCTACGACAAGCCTGAAGACCAGATAAACAAAGAAGAAAGGTTCGTTGGTAAGACTACTATACTAGGTGCAGGGTATGGCATGGGTGCTCTTAAGTTTAAGGCCCAGCTTAAAAACTTTGGGGTGGAGCTAGAACAGGAAGAATGTGACCGCATCATAAAGGTATACAGAGAGACATACCCAGAGATACCACGGCTATGGCGGGAAGCAGGAAGGGCACTAAATACTATTATGAAAGATCAGACTGGCTCTTTCGGACGCCCCGATATACTTGAGGTTGAGGGGAATAGCGGTATCCGGCTACCCAACGGCCTGTATATAAAGTACCCAGAATTGCGAAAAGAGACTGACGAAGAGGGTAAATCGGAGTTATTGTACAAGACCCGCAAGGGTAGGGCGCTTATGGATACTAGAATATACGGAGGGAAAGTAATCGAGAACGTGTGTCAGGCGCTGGCACGGATTGTTATCGGTGAACAACTGCTCCGCGTAGCCCAGAAATACAAAGTCGTGATGACGGTACACGATGCCATAGGGTGCATTGTCCCAGAGGATGAGGTAGAAGAGGGGATGCGCTTGGTTGAGAAAGTTATGAAGATCAGGCCCAGATGGGCACCAGACCTGCCTCTCGACTGCGAGGGTGGACACGGTGACTCTTACGGAGCTTGTTGATGGCCCCAGCGGGCGGTGGGCAGGGTTTTACTATTCCCCCGAAAACACCCGCAGCATACAGCATTGGAACTACTCCCCTTGGTCGAGAATGGTGTGCCAATACCATATCTTGACAGGCGTTCTCTTTCTCTGATGTGTGTATGCCGAGGAAACCGCGCTAAGGTTAGTCGTGCCCAACCTTGAGAGGGCACGCATTGAATTGAGGAGCTTATGAAAGTACGAATAGAGTTGGAACAACAAGACGTAGAAGAAGTCATATTGTTGATTAAAAGGCTTACTGATGCCTTAGAAAGAGTAGAAGAATTTATAGAGGAACAAGACGGAGATGGCGAAAATGAGTAAGGAAGAACTTCAAGAACTTTGGGATAGAGAGTTGCTCGACGGATGGCAACGTGAAGGCAGTATGTCGGGTGTAAAAGCTAAGTTTTATAGAAAGGTTAAAGAGTTAGATTTCGATGCAGAACTTGATTGGGGTAAAGTAGATACTTTTTTAGAAAGTTGTGCCCTTAAAAGATATGAACTGATGTATGTAAGCAAACAACCCGTGCGAGCATTTGTTGCAAATAGATCGCCCAACCTTAGCGGTTGCCTTTGGTCAGGAAAGTACAGCCACGATGAGCTATTAGAGGCCATCGACAGATTTAAGTGGACACCTCTTACTGAAAAGCAGAAGGACAAGTTTTCTAAGCAAAAATATGAAAGGTATAGGAGAGCAAAAAATTCTCTAACCATTAAAGCCAGAGAACTAACTAAAAAGCACGATTGGAATACTGTTAAATAGTAGTAGAGGAAAGTAGGTATGGCGAAGAAGGGACATAAAGATTTGTACCCAAAGATTATATCTATGGCAAACAAAGGTATGAAGGGTGTTGATATAGCTACTGAGTTAGGGCTAAGTCCCAACAGCGTCAGGACAATACTCTTTAACAACGGAGTCAAGTTAAAGACCCCGATAGGCAGACCGATGGTAGACAACCCTGTCCGTAACAGGTTCAGAGTGCCGAAGGTACACAAAGGGCCGGAGCAGGTGATGCCAGACCCGTTTAGGAGAAGGTAATGATAA